CCATGCCCATACTGTTACTTATGTCGTAAAAAAGCCCACCGGAAAGATGGGCTTTTTGTTATAGTTTTTAAACTATTAGGCTAGTTTGATACCGCCAGTTGAGCTAACTGTAGCAGCTAGAACAACAACGTTAGAAACAGCACCGATGTTGCCGCCCTGGAATCCAGTTGCTGGATCTGGTAGAGCACGGATAACGTCACGTAATGCTGTGTCGCTTGTCCAACCTGAACGCTCTACTAGAACGCTGATCTGGCCTGTTGAATCAACTTGGTAAGCCAAGATTGAAGCATTGGCTGCAACAGCACGTAGAACTGTTTCTACAGCGCCGCCTACTGTCAATTCAGCTGCTAGGTTTGCGCCGCCTGCGCCTGTACCTGTGATGGCAGCAATTTTATATGCTGTCAGAGGTGCTGCAATACCTGTATTGATGATGGTAGCATTAGCAAAGCTACGGCCTCCGTCAACGTTTGTTACGCCAGCTGCATCACCATTTACTCTTGTTACGATTGCCATTTTAAATCTCCTGATAAGATGAGCGTATGAAACGCTTCATGTAGATATTTATGCCAACTGGGCAAAAATTAACTTCTTCCTGCAAAATTCGCAGCACTGAAAACCCCACGATTCACCAGCTTGATAAATCCGCTGGGTGTGTCTATGTTAAATCCTTCACCCTTGGGCACATCACCCACTGACTGACCAATGCCTTTTACCTGTGGTTCCAGCTGCGCCAATATAGTTAGTTTTAATTGTATAATAGCTGAATAGACCTTGTCCAGGGCTGCCACTATAGGTTGGTTATCTACCAATGCCACTATGGCATATTGTCCCTTGCTGAGTTTAGATTGCAACCAATCATTGTTGACTGCCTGCCCAGTGACTTTTCTGTTGTAGTATGTCTGCAGAGCATTTCTGGTGGCCTGTGTCAATCCACTCAAAAATTCATCACCGCCCAGATTAGCAAATGCCGTTACTGCTTTGATGGCAGCGTTTTTTATTTGTACTGGTTCTCGCATCTTAAACTGTGTGTTCATGTTGCCAGTGAATACTGTGATGACATTATTAGTGCCACTCAGCCCACCCAGCCCCTGCATACTCTGTCTGCCCACCAGTGGATTTTCTTTGCTGGGCTCAACATCGGTACCATAACTGTGTACGGCCAGGCCCACGGATCTACCGGCTATTTCTTTACCGATGGGACTATTCTTGTCCACTGTGTACGTGACACCATATGGGTTGGGTTTAAATACAAAATTGTTGCCCTGTAAAGGCACTGGATCGCTCCACATCAGGTCACCCTGAACAAATCCCTTGAATCCCTGTGGCACAATACTGGCCACAGCAGGAAATATTTCGGCCAACTTTTCAGCAACCACTGGATTTTTTCCATTGTCACTGAAAAATTTATACAGCTCTTGACCACTAGTCACCTGACCACCAGGGCTGGTGATATACTCTTTGTAATTCATGGTGAACTTACCGTCAGCTGTCCTACGACCGAATATGATAGCAGGACTGCCATCCCACTTGATGCTGACAGTCTGTGGATTTTGCACAGCACCCACTATACCATTGATGGCGTCCATGGCAGCGGTACTGCCTGAGAAGATAAAATCTTCTGGATGAGGAGTGCGGGCACCTTCCAGTAATGGTCGTATAAATTCTAAGTTCATGCAAACAATCCCTTGACCATGTCCAGACCCTGTTGAATCTTCAGTCTGTCCTGTTCAGCACGGGCCTGTGCAGCAGGTGTCTGTGCTTTATCACGTTTCTTACCGGCTATATCAATTTGTGCTTTCTCTTCGTAACGTTGCCAGAATTTATTGATAAAGTCATCAGCTGATGAATAGTTAGTAAAGTCACCCTGGCCAAACATTTTATTTAATTCTGCGCTGAGAGCAAAGCCTTTGACGCCTTTGACTAGTTTGCTGATTTTGACATCATTGATGTCATTGCCGGGAAATTGTTTTAGCAATGCATCAATACGTGGTCGTTTGATGCCCAGTTCCCGTGCCTGATATACAAATAGATCATATATAAAGGTTGCAGGATTTGTGGTGATGGTGCGTACCTCTGTGCCTTTGTGTTTGCTGAAAGGTACATGTTGACCGTCCACAACCTTTAATTGCACACCAGCATGTTGGATACTGATATCCAGTAATTCACCCAATACGCTGTACATGTTACCAGTCAACAGGCCCTTAACTCCACGTTCAGGAGTCACACGGGTAGCACCCCAATTGGCCAGACGCTCTGGATGCCACATAAAATCTATCTGTACATAATCATTGGCACCGATTTTAAAAATAGGATGTCCGGGTTTACTTTCCGTGGTATCCACATAAGGTGCATGACCGGCCTGAACAAAATCCGATGAAACTTTATTCCAGTATGATGTAAATTGTCCGTAAGTAACACCTTCAACTTCTGGGGCAATCATCTGTAGGTCAATGTCACCATATATCTTGTCTGGATGTTCAGCGGCATCTTGTTCGTGATATGCACTGGAGCCAGTGGGGCGTCCACGTTTAATGACACCCATGCCCTGCACCTGTGCAAACTTGTTGAAGTCTGCAACAAATCGATCCACCACTTGCAGGGCCACTGCCACAATCTTAGGATGTAATACTGTGCCCTGTGTCAGGGTGGTATCCCAACCGCCTTCTGTTATAATGTCTGAAATTTTCATAATAGTTTTGTTATGTTTCTGAACCAGTCAGCTGGGCTGTTGGTACGGCTTTCTGGCAGAGTAATCAGCCCCTTGGCTGCATCACCACGTGCTTGTGCCAGTTTAGCGTCCCGGTCAGGATCATCAGCCAGTGCTGCTATCATGCTCTTGAGTGAATTTAAATCATCACCAGTGGCCTGCGGTGATAATAATATTTTAGCCACTTCATCACGTGTGCGACCCACCACTTCACCAGTGTCACGATTGGCCAACTTGGCACCAAACGCATCAAATTTCAGACCCAGGTGTTTGGCAATGCTGCTCATCAATACAAAGTTAGCCTGCCCTTTAAATGCAGGATCTGAATACATACCACGTGGGCCGTGTTGATGATATGGTGCAACTATGTCAGCATCTTGTATGACCATGAGATCCACCTGTGCTGTTTTTTGTTCGCCTGATCGGGCTTGATAAACTATGCCAATGCTGACGTTGCGTCCGTTGACATTGGCTTCTATACCCTTGGCTGCAAAATAAGTTTGCATGGCCTTCTTGGCGGCCAACACAGGGTCCTTGGGGTGGTCTTGTGTCTGGAATACAGCCACTACATCACCAGCTTCAACCATTATATCAATATCACCAGATGGTATGGGCTTACCAGCAGCATCAATCTTGAATCCAGCTGATCCAATATTCAATTGCAGCCGCTTGATGAATGGTTGTGGCATTTCTCTTTTGGCTGCGGCTACCACAGTGGGCACATCCACTTGTTCCACTGGAACAGATGTAGGTATAGCATTACCGCCTTCATATATATGCATCATTTCATTGATTCTCTTAATGCTCTACGGAATTTCAGATAGGTAATGTGTTCCATCAATTGTTTACCAGCATCACGTAGTAATTGAGCAATCAGTCCATATGTTTCTCGTGGCAGTTTTCCACCAGCTTTCATGAACTGGTCAAATTCCTGTTGCATTTTATTGGGATTGTTGAACGGCGACCCAGTGGTTGCTGCTGGTGCTGGTGCTGCTCCTGCCGCTGCATTCGCAGGTGTTGCCGCATCCAATTTTAAATCTTGGAACACTTTGTTGATCAATACGTCAGTTACACCTTGATCTCGCAAAAATTTCTTGACTTGTTCACCGTCAACACTGGCCTCGTTGCCCAATTTGGCACTTCTGCGCCAGTTCATGTCTAACTTGTTTACAGTAATCTTGTTGGTTGCGCCTTCCCAGCTGCTCTTGGCTACACCTTTGATGCTGTCCCATACGCCCTCACTCACCACTGTCTTAAATACTTTCTGCACACCAGCCCCAGTGATGAATATCATCATTGTGCCGGTGCCCTCATTTAGTCCAGTACGTGACCAATCAATATAGGGATTATGGAAATGTTCACGTATGCCGAATCGACTGGGTGTATATTGTCCAGTGGCAACCT